GGTTATGGCGGGTGTTTCTGATGTAGTTCAGGATTCCATTGTTGGTGGGTTTGATGGTGGAGAAGGTGCTGCTTCTTTTGATGAACCAAGCACTCTCCTACCTTTCTAAATAACAATAAAGGATATTTAAAGATGAGCATTTCATCTCCACAAAATAGAGACGAGTTTAAGAAGTATTGCTTAACTAAACTTGGTGATCCTGTTATTGAGATCAACGTGGCTGATGAGCAGATCGATATTGCCATTGATGATGCATTTCAGTTCTATAATGAGCGTTCTCATTTCTTAGGAACCGAGAGAATGTATCTGACGACTAGAATAACGTCAGAGTTCGTCCGGTCTTTTAGTTCTTTTGCAGTGCAAGAGACTTCTCAGATGGGTGGGTACCCATCGAATCCAATTCCTGGGATTCCAACTCAGTCTGCAGATGGAATGGTGGATGAACTTGTTTTGATCAGTACTGGTGCCGGGTATTCGCCTAATGGCACTGCTTTATCTGACATTTCAACATTAAATATTTCTGATACTGATATTGATATCACAACAGAAGAACCATTAGATATTCAAACTGATGAAGGTGGTAATCTTATTTTCCAAACAGAAGGGACAGGAGATGGTGTAGGATTAACTGTAACTATTGGACAACAGAGAACTACTAAGGGAGGAATCACTTCAGTTTCTGTTTATAGCACAGGATATAATTATAAAGTTGGAGATGTTGTAAGCATTGATGGATCAAAAACACCTGCATTTTTTGAAGTAACCAAGGTAAAAACAGAATCTCCTGTCTTTGGAACTGCTACTATCACAACTCAGAATAATTATCTGATTCTTCCTGATGATGTAATAGGTGTGAATGAAGTGTTGAAGAGTCAGAGTATGGATATGACAGGTATTTTTCCTGGTGGTTCAGTCTTTCCTATGATGTTGGGAGGAATGTTGGGTAATGATCAATCGTGTGGAGATCAAGGATATGGTTTAACAAGTTATGTTGCTATGAGAGAGTATATGTCAACCTTGGAGTTCTTGTTCTTTCCTCCTATTCAATACAGCTTCAACCAAAGAACTCATAGATTGTTTATTGCTTCTAATAACTTCCAAAAAGATACTGGGGTTGGTGGATCTGGAGCAACTGGCAAGATGCTAGCACTTGATTGTATGGTGAAACCAAGTCCTGATGTTTATCCAGACTTGTGGAATGACTTATGGTTGAAAGAATATGCAGTGGCACTTGTTAAGTGTCAATGGGGTAGAAACCTCACGAAGTTCCAACAGGTTCAATTGCCTGGTGGTATTACAATGAATGGAGATCAGATTCTCCAGATGGGCAGAGAAGATGTACAGAAACTGAAAGATAGGTTTGCGATGGACTGGGCAGACATCGTTCTTGATGAGGTAGGTTAAATGCCTTCTACGAATTCTTTCTTTACTGCAACAACTGGATATTCAGGAGAGAATAATCTAATTGATAATCTAGTCATTGAACAGATTGCAATATATGGATTAGATCTTCTTTACATGCCTAGAGAAAATATTAACTTAGATCAACTCCTTCATGAATCAACACAGAGTGCATTTAAGTTAGCACTTAGTATTCCAATGTATCTGAAGAGTTATGATGGATATGATAATGGAATTGAGATTCTTTCTAAGTTTGGTGTAAGAAGTTCTGACGAACTGACTTTGATTATGTCTCGTTCTCAGTGGAGTACATATTATGCTCCATTTATTAAGTCATATTATAATGCCATTGATGGGAGACCTCCAGAATCAATGAATGATTTCTTGTCAGGACAGACATCACGACGTCCAAAGGAAGGAGATCTTATCTACTTCCCGTATGACGGTGGTATTTTTGAAGTAAAGTATGTTCAGTTTGATCAACCTTTCTATCAGTTAGGTAAAGGTTACATTTACGAACTACAATGTGAGAAGTTTGAGTACTCTGGTGAAGAATTCAACACTGGTATTACTCAGATTGATACGGCATCTCCTCGTTCTGATTTCCCTAATGTTGAGTTTCATGTTAAGGAAGGAGGTGTTTCTACTTTCAAACTAAATGAGAAAGTAAAAATCTACAATTTGACAGATGTTAATGTTGCCACTTTGGCAACACAGAATGGAGATTATATCCTTACTGAGGATCTGAATTTTATTGATCCAGATAATATTGATTTCTTCCAGTTGTATGTTGATCCTGGATTTATGAGAAGTTCATTGACTGTCAATGCAACAGTTGCTAGATGGAATGCCGCAGATAGAAAATTATCATTGCAAGATTTCTCAAATATGAATCCTGATCAGTTGAATAGAGTAACAGGTGATGTAGATATAAATGACTTTAGTTCTGTTCTTATCATAGGAGAAGAGAGTGGTGCTTCCTGGACTTCTACAAATGCACAGGCAACTCCAAAGGCATTTGATGATGCGGAAACAATTCAAACAGAATTCAATCAAATTAAAATATTAGATCCTACAGATGAATCTCCTTTTGGGTTCTACTAAATAGTATCGTAGATATAATGTATTAGAATGAACGGTAAGTATTACTATCATCAGATATTTCGTAAATCAATTATTGCCTTTGGTTCGCTTTTCAATAATATTATTGTTAAGCGTAAGCAAGCGGGTGTTGATAGACCCACTGGCGGCGATGCTCTAGAAGCATACAAAGTGCCGATTCAGTACGGACCTTATCAGAAATATTTGGCAATCATTGAGGCAGAACCAAACTCAACCAGACAACAGACTCAGATTTCACTTCCACGTCTCTCTTTTGAGATCAAGGGATTGAATTATGATGGGTCACGTAAGTTGGTGCCTACTCAATTTGCAAAGACTGTTCCTCCTACAGGAACTGATGAAGAAGGAAAGCCAGTTCAGTATAAACAGTATCTTCCAGTTCCTTATAACCTGGACATTGAACTTGCCATTATCTCTAAGAATCAGGATGATGGACTTCAAATTATTGAACAGATTCTTCCTAACTTCCATCCTTCATTGAATGTATCTATTGAGGTGATTGATGTTACTCACGAAGAAAGAGATATTGCAATCGTTCTAAATGGTATTGGATATACAGATGATTACGTTGGTGATTACACCAAGCGTAGAACACTGGTTTGGACATTGAACTTCACAGTGAAGACTTATCTGTTCGGTCCAGTTGATGCACAGAGAGATATTCGTAAGGTTGTTCTGGATTATCGCACTGATGTCAAGAAGAGAAATACAGAACTTCGTTACAGTGCTGAAGCAGAATCCACTCTGGTGCCTCCTGTGCCAAGAGATGACATCGATCCAAAGGAACCATCAACATATAAAGTGGTTGAGACATTTGAGGACATCTACGGTACTGATCAGGACTATTTTGGACTAGACTCATGACAAAATCATTCGATTCTTTGGATCAAACATTCGACATCACACCCACTGAACAACCAGAAGTTAAACCGATTAGAAAACCGAAACCCATTATCGTTTCGGATAAGTCCGAGGATCGAGAAAAAGATTACACCTATGCTCGTTCTCAACTCTATAACATTGTAGAGAAGATGCAGGAGAGTATTGATGATGCAATGAACATTGCTCAACAATCAGAACANCCTAGAGCCTTTGANGTGGTGTTCCAAGGTGCCAAACATGCTGCTGATGTGGTAGAGAAGATTGGTGACTTGCATAAGAAGATGGAGGCATTAGAGAAAGACAAACCACAGGCACAAGTTTCTCAGGTACAGAACAATATGTTCTTGGGTTCTACTGCAGACCTGATGAAGATGCTGAAAGACAATAAATAATCAAAATCATTATTTGTTATGTCTGACAAGATTTCTACTCAGAACATGGGAACAACCGGTTCTGGGTTGTCGTTCACTAAGAAAGCTGGTAATCCCAACGATGTTCCAACAATGCCTGTCAAGGTATTAACAAGTTTCACAGAGCAAGAGCAACAAGAACTAAAAGACATCTTTCATTCTGTTCTCCGAGAGTATGGGCTAGTGAAAAAGAAAGATAAATAATAAGAAAAGGGATACTAATGATTAGTCTGGATCTATTTGAGAAGAAACTTAGTCAACTGAATCAACAGCATGTTTCTAAGGTAAAGGACTTAGAGAAGGCAATGCATTCACAGGGTATTGATCCAGGTGAACCCAAGAGAGATGCTCATCATGTGCAGTATCCTAAGGCAACCTTTAGAAAGACAGGACAACGTGCTCACGGGATCACTGCAGTTGATGATGGTAAGGGAAAACTAACCAGTTCCACAGGTGGCAACACAGTAAGAGATGCTGTGTTGAATTCTGGTAGAGTGGATAAGAGACCTGCTGCCAAGGCAGAGAGAGCAAAGGAAGCAGCAGAGAACAGAGCAACTAAGAAGAAGAACAGAGATCCATTCACCCGTGAGCACACTGAGTGGTGGGTTGATATGTTCCGTTTGAATGAGGGAGAACAAGAGAACGCAAGAAGAAGAGGACAGATGGACAAAGGAATCAAACTTGCTGCTCTTGCTCCAGAGAAACCAAAACTCTCGGTACAACCAAAATCAACTCCAGCTCTTTCTGTAAGTCCTGATGTTGATGCTGCAAGGAGAAGAAGAAAAGCAAGAGAGGCAAATGCAACACCTGCACTCTCTGCTTCTCCTGATGTACAAAAAGCAAGAGATAAAAGAATTATGAAGCCACAGTCAAGAACTGCTCCAATTATTCCTTCTAAATCAACTGTTGCTCCTAAGAAAGAAACACAGGCACCAAAGACAGCTGGCCAGAGTAAGCCTATGAATACACCTGCTGTAAAACCTGCTGTAAAACCTGCTGCACAACCTGTTGCGAAACCCAAGAGTAATTATGCATCAGTTGAT